TCTACTTCATCTATATAAATAGATTTTAGTGTGTCTCTAACATTACCTTTATGTAATTCATAAGTAAACTCTTTGCCTTTTTTTTCTTTCATGTGAGCGGCAAACTCATCAAACCTTTTCTTAACAGCTTCTTTAGTATTATGTGGTTTAGCATTAAACTCTTCTTTATCAGTAGCTGTAGTAGCATCTTCAAATAAATCATAACCAATATAATGCACTGCATCTGTTTTATCAAAAGCAGCAAGAGACATTTCAATGGCACGCCCACCATTCCATGTGCCTGTTTCTAATAAGACATTAGGTTTATAAAAACGAATAGTATCAGCAAGTTTCTTATATCTACCGGGAAGAATGTCAGGGGTTGTTTCATTATCCGATAGCTCAACAATTCTTTGACCATCACTGTTACGAACATTGATAGAACTCTTATGGTTAATGTTTATCATAAGATTTTCCATACCAACAAACTCATGTACAATCATGCCATGTGCTGTATAGATAGTAACAAGCCTACTAAGAATAAAAGCAGGGGTCCACTCACGATAGTTAATATACTCTCCTGACATATAAGAGCCACGCCAATCACCCATAATATCTACGGCAGTTTGTCGTTCAAGATTAAATGCCATAAGATAAGATGTTTCAGGCGTGTAAACAAAATCTACATTATAATCAGGATCAGGAAAATAATGATCAAGAGTGCTTGTCCGTATGTCTTTAACTGTAAGACACATAGGATCAACCCAGAGAAGCCAGCAGCCTTTGTTCTCAAAACCACACTCAGTAATAGCAAATACTTCTGGTGCTGCTGACAGCCCATCAAGAAGTTCAGTATATTGTACTGCACCCTCTTCAGTACCATCATGCTTCTGGTTTTCTTCTACAAACGTAGAGTACTCTTCTATATTTTCAAGCTTATGATATTTAATATTATCTGCTTGAGGCAAAGAATAGTTACTAATGTCTACATTATAATAGTAGCAATGGAACTCAATGTCTGGTTGCCAGTTTTCTTTAAACTCATTTAGTAGTTTAAATCCATTTTTCTTTAGCTTCTTCTCATCAAAGCATGTAACAATTTTATATGTCATAGGGTTCGATAATTCCTTTTCCTGCAAGGTAAGTGTAGTCACCATTCCACTCTGCGGCATACCTACCATCGATTGCTCTGGTACATTTCCACTCTTTAAACCACGGTCCTCCTGTAGTAAAGTGTACATTTTTTGCTTCTATCTCCTCTGGAGAATGACCATCAAGCCAATTCCATTCCTGATGTATAGTTCCAATGTCAGCTTCTTTATCAGGCAACCATTCAAAACCGTGTAGCCACCCGCCTGTTTGAGTATTAACTTCTAGTGGAGTTAGTGTTTTATTAAGTTGATGTCCACAGTTCCAAAGAATAAGACTTGACCAGTTCTTTCTGCGGTAATGTTCTTGCTTACGACCATCCATTTTTATTTTGTTTTCTGGAGCATAGTCATGCTTAACACAATATAAAGGATAGTAATCCATATTATATTCTTCAAACAATTCGTTGATATCTGTACGTAGATACATGTCACAGTCCATATACAAAGCCCAACCTTCATACATATTAAGGGCAGGTACAAGAAAACGTGTAAAGCTAAAATCACTGGAGAAGGGTTTACCATCTATTCTATCAACAGATTGTCCGTCTACTACATCATACTTACGATTGTAGATACCCATCCTTTCCACAAGGTCTTTTCTAATTGGGACAACACGCACATTATCTACTGCAATTCTTTCAATTGTAAATTTTAAAACTTCATAGGCTACATCTTCTCTTGGATCATATCCTATATAAACTGTATTTGGTGACTTTCTCATTATATCTCCTATGTAAAATGGGGAGCAAACACTACGCACTCCCCTTTAGTTGGTTACAAGTTATAGATTTTTTCTTTTTTGTCTTCAGGTATTATCTGTTGAAGATTGATAGTAATCATGCCATCTTTAAAAGACACACCATCTACAACTACGTCACTGGCAAGGTGAAAAGACTTTGAGAAAGGTCGCTTCGCTATGCCTTTCTGTGCAAATTTTTTATCATCTTCTTCTTCTTTCTTTCTGCCAGATATGATTAGTGTACCGTCTTCAGTTTTAATTTCTAACTCTTCTTTACTAAAGCCAGCAGCAGCTAACTCAACTACATATTGACCATTACCATTCTTTATTAAGTTATGCGGTGGATAAGAACTAGCTGTACGATTAGGTGTCTTTTCTACCATGTTTATCATATCTCTAAATAATCTATCATGTCCAATGGCCCATGTAGAAAACTTAGAAAAGAACGGATCGTTACTTGAAATATATGTATTCATATCATTTCTCCTTATAGCAAGTTGATATTGTGTGATCCATTATTGGCATCACGTTCATATTATAATACCTCTTATATAATTTGTCAAGGACTTTTTTTGGCGCACTTGGCAGGACTTGAACCTGCAACCTACAGATTAGAAGTCTGTTGTTCTATCCAGTTGAACTACAAGTGCTAATCTACTAACCATATGCGTTAAAACTTTTACCCCTTTCTCTAATTTCTTTCATAGTTCTTTTACAGACTGTGCAAAAACTTTGTGTTGGATCAATCTTACAACTCTTCTGGCACTCTCTGCTTTTCTCCTTTGACTCTTCAGTAGGAAACCAATTACACTCCACACGACCCACCATGTCCAGTGATGTCACAGATGTCATGCGTCTCTAGTCCTTCTTCAAACTCTTCGCCAAGTTTTTCTACAGCTTCAGAATACGGCACCGAAGATAGAGGTTGTCCTCCCCTGCACCCGTCAGGGTACACCGTGAAACCTCGCAGCCTGTGAGCGTAAGAAGCAAGAGTATTAGTAAACTCATCAACTGTATCTTCATTGTTAAGCTTACTCCCCCACTTGGGCAGATTGATTGTACTGCTGATAGACATATCAACATAGTCTTGTACATCTGCCTGAAACTTTATACGCCTCTTATAGTCTTCTGCAAGATCAAGGGCTGACTCAATGCTCTTTGGATCAACGCCATACAGGTCAATAATCTCCTGTGCTGCACTGTCCACCACGTACTGATAGTGCCAACGATTACCACCCTTCAGATACCTGCGCTTATAAGCAACAGCAAAGATAGGCTCAACACCTGTCGATGTTCCTGCAAGAATACCTATTGATCCAGTTGGAGCAATAGCTCTATTAGCGACAGGATGACTACAGCCAAGAGTATCAGCAAAGCTGGAGCTAACGTGATCACTAACCCCTTTATAAACCGATAACCACTTGTGAAGTCCTTCGGTAACTTCATACTTCTCTCCTCCCTTGATAAGCCATTCATGCATACCCATCAATCCAAGACCAAGCCTACGATTCTTCTCTCTGGTTTCATACACCTTATCGTAAGGTAGCTTGGCTCGTAGTGTTCCGCATAGCAGAAACTTAGTTGCAAGTTCTACTACATCTGCGAACTCTTTCAGATCGTCAATGCGCCCCATATTAACAGAGCCAAGATTGCACACGTCAGAATCATCTTCAGATGTAACCTCCGTGCAAGCATTACGCAGCGTCTCCTTTTCCCTGTCAAAGAAATTAAACGAAAAGCCCGGTTCTGCACTTCTAAGAGCTTGACGTACATTAGTCCTAAAGACATCTCCTGTATCTCCTGTCTTCCAATAATTAAGTAGCCACTCTGTGTCATAGTTAACGCTGATGTTTGTCATATCCAACGGTGCAACAAAGTTAAAGTCTTGTTCTTTTACTTGACCAATAGAGAAACCTGTCTCACCCACTGGCATATCATACCAGTTTTTACTAGCAAGAAACTTATCTACATCGGCATGTTTCCAGTTAAGGCTAGCATAGATAGCAGACCTACGACTACCACCTTGCATAACTCTTCGTCCAATCTCATTGATCATCTGCATCTTTGGTATAGGACCAGAGGCAAGACCACCTGTACCATTGAGGATACGTCCTTCCTCACGGTATACAGAATAATCTATACCAATACCACCTCCTGTCATAAGGCAGGACTCTGACTTCCAAGAAATGTTAGCCCAATCTTCTCTGGTATCTTCTTCTGCTTTGAGCAAGTAGCAGTTGTTAAAAAACTTATTCTCACGTCCTGCATAATAAAGATAACGACCACCGGGAATAAATTTCAGATCAGTAATCATACGTTTTAATTCATCTTTATCATCTTTACTTAGATAGTCTTGACATACATCATCTACCAAAACTGATGACAGTGCATCCCATGTCTCGCACCCATGATGGGCATACTTATGTTTAAAAATGTCTTCGCTAAACTTAGAGCGAAACATAGGATTCTCGTTTGATCTGAATTGTGCCATATTATTCCCCTTCTCCATAATCTAATTCTAATATTAACTGTGCATAATGTATTACTTTTTCAATATCTTTACGGCCTTCTCCTTTTTTTCTATGCCTAGTAATATACTTAACTACATTTCCCTCAAAGTAATCTAGTTTGTTTTTGTGAATATATTCAACAGGTTGTATCTTACAATCTTTGTAGTGTTCTCCACCTACCTGTTTTGTTGAAGCTCTTTCTTCTTTCATGCGTCTAAGATAGTATTTATAATTACTTTCATTCGTCAAAGAATCTGATAATTCTTTTTCTAACATTTCTATTTCCTTTTTGATTGACAACAGAAGAAGCAAAGACACGGACAAAAGAGGGATTTACTCCTGCATTATCACAGATTTCTTCAAAATCTTTTGCTGTTTCTCCTTGTGTAGAAAAAAACCAAGCGTGTGCATTATCTCTAGTAATTGAGATACTTGTATCAGTTACAGATGTATTAAGCTTTGTAAGATCCATCAAAGCTTGAACAATAACTGATGTATATAATTTACGAT